CGTTGTACTCGACATCCACCCGGTCGGGGTCGATGAACTGGAGTCGGAATCGCCACGGATTCGCGTTGTCCGTCACCAGCATGACGAAGCATTCGCCGTCACGGGCGACGGATTCGATGAACATTCGCTGACAGTCGAGCCAGGTCAGTTGCCCGTCCACCGTGCAATTGCCCATCTGACCCCAGAGCCGGAACGAATCCTCAAGGATGCCGTTCGCAATCTGGTCGAGCGGACCGCCGGGGTCACGCGCCCGGACCTGAAGCTGAATGCCCTTCGCGCCCACCACGTTCGTGGTGGTCATGTCGAGAAAGCGACGAGCGTAGTCGTTATTTATTGCCAAATCCCGCGAGCGAGCGCGAATAGCCTTGAGCGTGTAGCGCAGTTCGGCGTCGGCGCTGCGGCTCTGCGTCACCCAGTCAGAAAAAAGCCGCCCAGTGGAGGCGGCTTCAAACTGTCGGCGCTTGGGCGCAGGCTTTGCACGCCGGAACAGGTCTCGAATATTCAATTCGTGAACCTCACGAGAATCTTGGAGTTGACGCCCTTGCCGTTGGCGATGGCCTCGGACCGGCGCTGCTTGGCGACCTCGGCAAGGTAGTAGTCACGCCACTGCACCAGCTCATCCGGCGACATCTTCGACAGCGAGCGGCCGGCAATGGAATAGGACATGACATCAGCGTCAGCGCGACCGTTCAGCACCAGTTCGATTTTCCGAACCATCACCTCGGCATGGCTGGACTCGTCATGGTGGCCGCTGGCGGTATTCTGCGATACCACCAGCGTTCCGGTGGCTAGCTCCGCCCGCTGGCTGTCGCTGCTGCGGGTGATGAACTTGTACCAACGATAGGTGCCGGCCGTGTATCCCGCCGTGGTGGCGCTGGCGACCTCGATGATGTAATCGCTGCCGCTTTCGGACGCCGTGATGGCGATGGTGTGATTGCCGTCGCCGAGCAGTTGCAGGGAGTAGGTGAGCGCGTAGGACGCCGGCGGGTAATCCGTGCCGAGGTCGGTAATCTTCCACGCCCAGCGATCGCCCAGGCGCAGCGAATCCGGCTCGGTCGTCGGATAATTCGCGGTGTCGAACACGTTCGCCATCAGATCGCCTCCTGCACCATCTGCAAGCCCATCCGCGCAAACGCCGTGAACGGCTCCTGCTGCGTGACATCCGCCGTCGCGTACACCGCGTCAATCTGCGCCTGCGTCACGCTCATGCCCGCAGCCACGCACATCTGGTAGCACAGCACCGGGTCTCCGGGGCTGCTGCCCGTCTGCACCCAGTCGCCGTTCTCGTCCTGCTCCCACATCTGCTCGGGAACGAGCATGGCGAACTCGGGCGAGATGAGGCCCGTGGAGACGTAGTGCGTCGCAGGCGCGTTGCCCGTCGCGGACAGGCCCGTGAGCCACATATTCTGTCCGCCGGAGGGCGAGAGAGTCGCGGCGATGTCGCGGGCCAGCGGCGCGGTGGCGGCGGTCACGATGAGCGTGCGGAACGACCAGTCGCTCACGACGCAGTTTCCATTTTGCGCGCCATCCACGCTTCAGCGGAAGCAAGTTCGGGCGCGCTCAAAGCCCTGCTGAATTCAATTTGGCTGTAAACGCGACCCTTGATTGGAAGCGACGACTTGTTGCGTGGACGGATATATAGCGACTCCGCAGTAAAAACGGTCTGATTCTTCAGAGCATTCCTATCCATTAGTAGGCTCCCGTCTTGGCGTTCACGAACGCCTCAGTGCTGGCGAGTTCGGCGGCGCTCAGGGTCTTGCCGCAGACGATGAGTTGGTAGATGCGGCCTTTGAACGGGAACGTGGCGTTGTTGCGGCGACCAATGTACAGCGGATAATTGCCAAAGTTTCCGGTGCCTTGGCTTGCAGAACTTGTTCCAATTTGCGCGCCATTTATTCTAGCCGTTATGACTGGCGTAGAAATATCGGAAATTGCTGTTACAACATTAGTAACTGGAGATTGATATGCAGAATTATCAATCAAAGCTTGCGCTAAAGCGGTTCCTCTTGAATTGAAGTAGTACTCAACTCCTCCACTATCAACTCCAATCCCAAAACATCCATTGTTGCTATCAGAAGCTGCGGAATTTTCAACGACAAACCCCGTAGCAGTCCCAAGTTTGGTGAGTCCAACGCAAACAAACATCTTGTTTGTCGCGGAGAAGTCGATGCTGTTTGTGCCGAACGAGTCGTCGGTGCCGTCGTCATCGATGTACGGCAGGAACCCCGCCGTCGCGTAATCGGTCGCCGCAGCGATCCGCTGGTAGGTGCCGGCGGAGGAGCCGGTGCGGAGGTCGGCGCCCCAGACGTACAGGCCGGAAGTGCCGTCGCCCAAATAGGTCGTGCTGCCATTTGCATCGGCCAAATAAACAGAGGCACGACAAGTTGTTCCCGAGCCGGCTGGCATTTGCACGGCAACGGAACAGCGGTAGAACCCGTTTGCCTGCGGAGAAATGGCCGCGCTCGTAATCGTGACCGTGCCTACTGACACGGTTTGGTTGCCGATTGCGCCTGTCTGCGCGTTAAACCAAACATTTACGGTGTTGGCCGTCAAATCAGTGATTTCAATCCTAATCCAATTTCGTTCTTTTGCTTTTACGCTGATGGATGATGTTGCTGCATACGCAGCAGCAATTGTGACTGCAACCGGCCTCATGCCATGTTCGGCAGATGTCGCGGTTTCAGCGATGAGGTCAGCGGTTGTCGTCCCATCCGGTGCGGCTATTGCGTTAGCAACGGAACCCGAGCCAAAGGCTTGGATTGCCGCACGAGTCCACGCCGCATTGTCAAACTGCTCAGAGTACGTCAGCAGGTTGTACCGCGCCCGCAGCACAGGGCGCGAGGCGGCGGTGGATTGCGAGGCGTGGTTGCCGGGGAGTTCTTTGACGCTTAGGCCGGAAAAAACGTATTGCTTGCCAATCGTCGAGGAAAAGTCTTTAAACCCCAGATACATTGTGGTCGCAGTGGCGGCAAGGTACTGAACGCCTGCAACAACCGTTGTTTGAGGCGTTCCAGCAAGATTGACTGCGTTGTCCCACAGCAGTGGCACGCCGCCAGTCAAGGCGCCCGTGATTCGGTAATAGCGCCCAACGGTCAACCCAGAAATTGAAAAACTTGCTCTTGCCGTGCCAGCGATGGTGGACGTAACCGTAAAACCGCTTGCGGTTGCCCCAGACAAAAAGTCGGGGGTTGAAAGCACCATTGCCTCCGGCCCCAGCACCAACCCCTGACTCTTGTCCAGCATCAGCCCGACAGGCTGCTCCACCGCGGTGACGGGAGTCGTGCCTGCGGAGTCTTGGAACAGCGTCGAGTAGTCGTCAGGCGAATACCAGACGCCCTTGGCCCCACCTGTGAATAGGGAGGCAGGCGAGAACTTACCGCCTCGCGTGGCAAGCTCTGGAATGGAGAGGCCGACGCCGATGCGCATTAGTACAGCCCGATGATCAGGGTCGCGGTCGAGGTGGTCTTGATCAGCTTCGGCCGAATCGGCAGCAGCGTCCCGGCGGCGATGCCCGAAATCGTGATGTCGGAGGAGTCGTCCTCCAGGCGCACCACGAGATTCCCGGCACCGCCCACCCAGACGGCCTTGGGCGTCAGGGCGATTTCGGTGGTGTCGTGCGGAGTGATGGCGAAGCCCTTCCGGGCGCTGCTCATCACCGAATCGACATCAGCGTACTTGTCAGTCATCTGATTTCATCTCCAAGAGTTAACCCATCCGCCACCACCACGCCGCGGCAGAGCCTGCCGCCTCGCCGCAGGCTTTACCGCCAGCGGTTCCGGCTCCGGCGGTGGCGCGGGAGCCTCTACGACCTCACCAGAGGCCGCAGGTTGAATCTTTCGGTGGGACAGCACCAGAGGCCCACCCCTACCGAGAAAAGCCGCGTACGCGTAAACCATGCAGTCCAGAGCCTCCGTTCGGACGCCGGCGGCTCGCGGTTTGTAAGACCGGACGCGCCGGCCCTGCACCACGCGGTAGACCAGCACCTCATTGGTGAGCTGCTCGAACCACGCCTCGTCCACGCCGGCGGCGAAGTGTAAATAACCCGGACCCGGCTCCAGCACCCGGCGAAGGCGTCCGTAAAGGAGGTCCTTTGCCGTA